CCACGGAACCCGCTGCCATAGGCCTCGCCGTGGTTGACTCCCGCGTTCTGCGTGGAGATCCCCGGCTGGCCGAGGAAAGGCCATGAGGTCGTGAGTGCTGCGGACTCCCAAGCCCAACGCCTCGGGTGCATGACCGCGAAGGCGTCGTTCTTGTACTTGTTCAACAGCGCTACCTCGATCGCCGAGAGACCCTCGAGGACCTTGGGATAGAGCTCCTGCGCCGTTGGCGTGGCGTCCGTGTAGGCGCCGGCCGAGGCAAACGCGGAGAGCCCGACGACGGCCGTGTTCAAGATTTGGCCGTCGAGGTCCGTCGCGTGAGCGTCGAACAGGTCCTCCATCGTGATGTCGAGCGCGCCCATGCCGCGAGCGATAGCCTGACGAGACACGGTCTGAGAACCAGCTGCCGTGCGAACGGGGATCGTCAGGAGCGTGTCGTCGAAGTCCGTCTCGGAGACGGTCGCGTTCTCAGATGCCTGAGTGGCCGACGTGGTACCCGTCGTGGCACGACCGATATTGACGGTCATGCCGATCTCGGGCAGGTCGTGGTGGCGCATCGCGTCTGCGAACGGACGGCCCGCGCGTGCCATGCCCGCGAAGAGATCCGTCAAGTACTGCGGAACGACAACGCCTGCGTAGTTCGCCGACGACGTGGCGCGCTCGACGAACTTGTCGCCGCGCTCCGCGTACTCCTCGACCGTGTGACGCTCGAGGCGCTGACGGGAATCAAGGTCCCCGTGGACTTGCGCACGCAGAACGTCAGCGATGAAATGCTGCCCGTTCTTGTCGTTGCCTGCGCTGTAGGTGCGAGCCTCCGAGACGACCTGAACGCGCTCCGTGCCAGCACCTGCCGGCACGCGTGCCCCGGTCGGCTGGTGACGCGTAGCGAGGTCATCCGCGAGGTCATCGCGGGCGATCTCCAGTTCGAGGCCGCGAACGTCGGCGTCGAGGGTGTTGATCTCAACGTCAGCGGCGCGCTTGGTCTCGAGGAGGCCAGTCACGGCCTCCGGGTCGACGGTGTCCTTGCCGCGCATCTCGTCGAGCTGGGCGGCGATGTCGTTGCGAGCCGTGAGCTTGGTCACGAGCTCCGCCCGCTTGGCAGCGAGCAGTTCCTTGGGCTTCATGTGGTGTCTCCTGGTGTGTGGTGAATGGGTGTTGTTGATTCCCAGCCAGACGCCAGGCCTCAGGCGAACGCGAGGCGCGGATTCGTGCGGTCCTACGGGATGGTGCTGCGCTCTAGAAGCGCGGGCGTGTGTCCTCGATCGAGATGAGGTCAGCGCCACGGATGAGTGCCGGCGCTGCGCTGTCGCGTGCCGACGAGAGGGTCATGCCCTGGGTGTGCGGGTTCGCCCCGTAGCCGACGATCGCCACGTCGCCGCGGTCGATGTCGACCTCGACGATGCGGAACTGCGTGAAGTCGTCCGACCACCAGCCCTCCACGATGCGGAACTTGAACGACATCTCGTCGATCAGGCGCTGCTCGATCTTGGGCTGGATGTAGAGCACGTCGGCGTCGTTGGGGTAGAGGTCCGCGTCGACGAAGAGGCCGCGTGTGTCCTCGCTCAGACGCAGCGTCCCGTTGGTGGTGCGAGCGATGCGGCGCAACGAGTCGTGCTGCAGACACAAGGGCACGTCGAGGTTCAGCTTCTTGAGCGTCTTGGTGAACGCTCCCGACTCGACGGTCTCCTCGTAAGGGCCGTACCAGTCGTACATCTCGTACGGCGTGTCCGTCACCGAGGCGTAGCCCTGGAAGTTGAGCATGCCCGCCTTGTCGCCCTCGGCCCGGAGCGTGAAGGTGGGCTCCAACATGCGGGCGTAGACCCGGGGATAGTCGTCGCCGTCAACTCCGTTCGAACGCTTCGACGGCCGGTCGGCCTTGGCGCGGACCTGCTGCGAACGCGTGAGCGCCGCAGCCCGCATGAGCTCGGGATCCATGGGTCCTCCTAGACCAGTGACAAAGCGGGGTCGGGCTTGGACGAACCGAGCGCGGCATCATCCGCGATCTCGGCCTTCTGTGCCGCGGTGAGCGGTGGCAGGTTGAGCAGGGCACGCGTCTCGGTGACCGTGGTGATGCGAGCCGCCTTGTTCTTGCGCAGCTCGTCGTTGCGTGCCGCCGGATCCATGCGCAGGAACGCATCCGTGTTGGCCTTGACGTAGCGGTCGGCCGGCACGAGCCGCGACAGCGCCGTCTCGCGCCGCTGGATTGCGGAACCCAGCGAGAGCACCAGGAACTGCAAGTTGCGCTGCGTGATGTTCGCGTAGGTGATCGACTGCCCCGAAGAGTGCAGGTCGATCAGGTCGGCCGGCACGTCCATGAAGCGGCAGATCTGCACGTCGGACGCATCGATCTGCTCGAGGAACTGGGCCTGCTTTGCGCTCGACGAGATCTGCTGGTACTCCCAGTCCTTGCCGAGCACCACGATGTCGCCGTTCGATGTCGAGGCTTCCCACCGCCTTTTGGCAACGTCGGCCTTGGTATCGATCAGCGGGTCCGACTTGTTTGTCAGCAATGCCGACGGTGTCGCCCCGGAACGGAACCATCCGAGCGCGAACTCTTCGGCAGAGACCGACGTCTCGAGCGCGAACGCAGCGTGCGCAATCGGGGACAGTCCCAACGGGCTACCCGACACGGAGTACTGCCGCTCGTGCCACACCTGATCGGGCTCGTAGAAGACGCCGCCGATGAGGTAGCCCTTGATCTCCGAGTCCTTGATCGTGACCGTGACATCACGAACGGGCACTGGCAGAATCTTTGACGGCATCCGGTTGGCGTCCCGCTCGAGGATGATCCCGAACGCGTTGCCCTCCTGGTCGAGGTCCGTCTGCGTTGAGTAGAGGAACTCGCCGATCGACATCGGGTGATCGGTTGCCCACTCATACGGCGTGACCAGGACGCGAGGCTTCGGCATGATCGCCGGCACACCCGCGCCCGTGTAGTCCTTGAGGACGTCCAATGGCAGCGTCGAGATCAGGTTCGAACGCAACCGCGTCGACGCCCACACCGCCGAATTCTGCCGAGCCCTCTTGCGAGACACCCGGCCACCACCGAACGCGCGGCCACGAAAGCGTCCCTCGATCGCGAAGTCCGAGAGCTTGACGGCGCGAGATCCCCACAGCATCGAGGTCACTTGCGTGCCCCCATCCGGTTGGACACGAACAGCAGGCAGACCCCGCCCACGACGATCCCCACCCAGAGCTCAGCCATGCCGGCGCCCACGGAGATCCCCGCGAGCCCCACCATGCCCGTGATGTCGGTCAGCAGATCCTTCATGGCACGTCCTCAGTTGATCGACTTCGCGATGTCATACGTCTGCGAAGAGCGGAGCAGGAACGCCCAGTAGCCAAGAGCGACGGCGTACAGGGCGGAGATGTCACCGAGCGACTTGCCGCGGTACCAACGCCAGCGGTCGCCCACCGTGCGCTTGACCGCGGCCGCGAGCGCGGCGTTGATGTTGCGCTCGTCGATGTGACGAAAGGCGCCACGGAGAACGGCGTCGTAATGCGCGCCGCAGGCGTTGCAGATCTCGGGAGACGAGAGCAGTACGACGGTCCATCCGCGCTGCTCAAGATCGGGCTGCAGTGATGCGGCCGCGCCGTCGCCGGCGATGTAGATCACGCTGCCGCCGGCGGCGTCGCGCAACTGGTCCATGAACTCGACCACCCACGCTGTGCCGTTCTCGTATGCCGCCAAGCGGCTGCACACCTCAGCGAACGGGTCGGACGACTTGCCCGTGATCGACACCGACGTCCACGCCCGGTCTGGGCTGGTGTCGACGACGTACACCGGCGGGGCCGCTGCATAGTCGATCGGGTAGTCCTTGAACCCTTCGGGCATCACACAGTTGCGCCAGGCCGCGATGGGTATCTCGGGATCCTTACGTGCGATGCCAGGCCACCGGCCCAAATACGCGCGGTCGAAGTCGTCGGGGTCGTTGACCATCGAATCGAACTCGGCCTTGATCGTCTCGATCGTGACGGTGTGGCCGATCGCCGGAAGGCACGTCGCCCACGTCGCCGGATCCGCACGGTCACCGTCGTCGTTCGACCACTCGAAGTACGCGATGCGTGTGCTTGCGATCGCCTCCATGATGAGTGCTCGGCCGAGCTTGACCTTCTCCCACATGTACGTCGAGTCGACGGTGGTGCCGGCGGCCGACGTAATCCAGATCTGCGCGTCGGCACGGGTCAACATCGTCGGTCGGAACGACTGCTCGATCGATGCGTCCTTGTGACTGAACGCCTCGTCGATGTACGCGCGCAGCGCAGTGTCGCCGTGGCCCGAATCCTTCTTGACCGCGTCGATCGCGAGGCGGGCACCATTGGCGAACAGCAAGTGCTCGTTACCCGACTTGCCCACCCAGCCCGGCTTGCGGCTGCCGCGAAACGGCTCGAGCATGCCCGGCAGGTGACGGCGGATCGGCGGGTACCACGCCCGCTCGAGACGAGCCAGAGCCTTGATTCGGTTCTGCGCGGTGTACACCAGGAAGTCGTCAGGGTGCGTGACGGCCGTCGTGATGCCGTTGTCCATCACCAGAGTCGTCTTGCCCTCCTGGCGCGTGACGCACAGGATGACCGTCCGGTACCACGGGTGACCCGTCGCCGGATCGATCTCGTTGACGATGTCCGACACGTAGCGCTGCCATGGCATCTGCGGACGGTGCAACGCCTTGGCCACGAGCGCGACCTTGCCGCCGGCAGTCTCTCTCTGGAGGTTCCGCTCGGTCCCGAACCTAGGCGCCGGAAAGTCCGGCGCGCCCATCAGGCTTGCTCGAGCTTGGTGAGCAGCACCTTGGCCGCGTCGTCGTCTTCGTCCGCCCCACCCGAAGGAACCGGGTTGATGGAGCGCAGGCGAGCCAGTGCCTCAAAGGTCCGCGACTCGATGCCCGAGATGATGTCGTACCGCGTGTGAACCCGCGTCTGATCGAGCACCCGCGCGTTGAACAGGGCGATCTGCATGAGCGTCTTCGGAAACGACACGATCGGATCGAGGCCGACGAACTCTTGCTGCAGCGCCAACTCGATGGGGCCGGGTGGCAGGTCCTCGGGCTCAGGAACGTCGGTCTGCGCAGGAGTGAGAGGCGCATCGAACAGCGGCTCCTCCGACGCGGCGGCGAGCGCCGCGGCTCTCTTGTTCGCCCGGTAGACCTGCTGCGCCTTCGTGTGAGCGTTGCGGCAGCAGTCGAGACGACAGCCCTTGCGGTACCCCGCGTCGGTGCCGTGAACGATGGGCTTTGGGGCTCGAGACATGAGGTCCTCCACAGGGCTGTAGGGGGTCTACCAGGGTTTTTGCGTGGGGAGAAAAAGTAAACAGA